CCCTCGGAGTAGTAGGGGCTATCCCAGTAGAGGGACACCCACACATCCACCCAGCCCACGCGGGCAAGGGTCTCCGCGTCCAAAACGTCTATTCTCATAGTGGTTCGGGAAGAATGCCCGCCTCCATCGGGTAAAAGCTGACGGATGCCTGCAGGTAGCCGGAGCCGGACTCCGCCTGCATACTCAGCACGTTATCGCCGGGCTGCAGCTCGGTGAGGGTGCTGTCCTCGTCCAGCTTGGAGAAGATGTTCTCGGTCACGCCTGCCCGGGTCAGGGTGCAGGCCAGCCGGTCAGAGGTGCTGCGGTAGATCTCCAGCGTCTCGTCCGGCTGCAGGGTCAGATCAAAGCCGATGAAGGCCCCGGTCTGCAGATCCACCACCTTGGGGTGGGTCACCGGCATGTCGCACCGCAGGGTGGCCGTGAAGGGCACCGGCAGCGAACCGTCGTTGCGCAGCACCGCCGCCGTGCCGTCCCGCTTGATGCCGTAGATGTGGCTGTCGTAGCAGACAGGAAAGCGGAACGCCTTTTCGTACCCGCCCAGCACGCTGCTGACGGCGTTGAGGTCGTACCAGAAGGGCTTTTCGCTGTAGAGCATGAGCGAACAGCGCGGCTGCGGCGTGTAGCTGGAAAAATAAGGCGTTTTCTGCAGCACGAACCGGGCAAAGTACCGGTCGCCAAAGTACAGGGTGCCCTTGGTGAAGTATGGCATTTTTTTGCTGAACGCCCGGGAATTGTCCAGCGCATACGCGCCCCAGAACACCACATCGAGGGTGCGGGACACGCCGGAGACGCTCTGCCCCTCCACGGTGTCGCCCACCTGATTGACACCCTGCGCGGTTTTCAAGTCCACGTCGATGCCGTTGAGCGGGTCGAGAAAGTAAGGGGCGTCGTAGTCCCAGCCCAGATGTAGGACGGCACCGGCGTCGGTGACTATTTCGAGGTGATCCTTAAAAAGCACAGTGTCCTCCTTTCATCGTTTGCGGGCCTTGGCCTTGTCGGCTTCCCAGCGGGCTTCCCGCTGCTGTGCGGCGGCGGTGTCGTGGCCGTTGTAGAAGTTCTGGATGATCTTGGTGTCGCCCTCCCGGCGGTAGCTGCGGGCGGCGGACACCACCTGTGCGGTGCCGGAAGCCGCCACGGTGGAGCCGAGGCGCATGTTGTCGGAAAGCACCAGCGCTCCCGCCTGCCGGATCATGTCGGCAAGGGCGGCGTTCGTTTTCTTCAACGCCAAGGTGTTGGCGTTGATGGCGTCCTCAAGGCTGCCGGTGCCGGTGGTGATGTCCACGCTGCCCATGCTGCCGGAGCCGGAGGATCCGCCGGAAGAGCCGCCGCGCCCGGACGAGCCTTTCTTACTGAAAGAGCCGCCGATCGAGGCAACGATGCCCGCGATGACGGCAGCAAGGGCGACGCCCGCTGCCACCATGAGCAGAGCCTGCGGAGTGCCAAAGCCGGTAGGGAACAGCGCCGCAGCGATGGCATCCAGCATTGCTACGACCGCGCCGCCGATGGCACCGATCAGGCCGCCCAGCGAAGCAAGAATCTCCGGGAATGCAGAGATCAGACCGCCCTGCAGGCCCTTGCTGATGGCGAGAGCCACCGCACTCAGCGGCCCCTGCAGGCCCTGAAAGACCGACACGAGGGTGGAGCCGAGGCCCTGCGCCTGCTGCCAGACCTCCCCAAAGCCGCCGGTCAGGCCGTTCACGATCTGCCCGCCCAGATCAATTGCACCCTGTACCAGCTGGTCGCGGGCACCGCCCAGCGCTTTGTTGAGCTTAGTCACGATGCCGAGGGCGAAGGACTTCACCTGCTTTTTCTGGTCGCCGGTCAGGCCGTCGTAGATGGTGCTTGCGACCCACTTGCCGACGGAGAGCCAGTCCTGATTCTTGACGGCGGTGTACAGGTCATCGAAGGTACCCAGCACGCCGGTGTTGGCGCTGTCCTGCAGCTCCTTCCACAGGCCGTCGAAGGTGTCTGCGCTGGACTTTTTGATTTTCTCGGCCACCTGCACGGTGCCGTCTGCGGCGATGGTCTTGACCCGCTCGATGGTCACGAGGGCACCGTCCACCACGTCGTCGTAGACCTCGGTGATGACCTGCTTCTGGGTCTCGGTGCCGTCGGTCAGGGTCTCGGTGACGGTCTGGGTGGTGGTCTTGACCCCGTCTGCCAGCGTCTCGAAGGTTGAGGTGACCGTCTTGGCGGTCTCCCGCACCGTCTCCATGGTCTGCTTGACGGTCTTGGTGCCGTCTGCAGCCACCTCGGTGATGGTCTTGACGTCCTTCAGCACACCGCCCACCATCTGGCGGGAGGTCTCGGTGATGACCTGCTTTTGCTGGGTCTTGCCGTTGGAGAGCGTTTCGGTGATGTTTTCGGTGGTGCGGGTGATTTTGCCGTCGATTTCGGTCGTGGTGTCCGAGATGGACTTGACGACTTCTGCGGCGGCCTGCTTCGTGGCCTTGCTGGCCTTCTTGGCTCCGCTGGTGATGGCAGGGTAGGGGTTCGCGGCTGTCTGGCTCCCGGCACGGCTGCTGCCGTTGCCGGAGCTGCTTGTGCCCTTCGGGACCCATCCGTTGTCATCGTCCCATTCGAGGTCTTTGTGGGAGCTGTCCCACTGTTTCGCGTTCTTGCGCTGGTTGTAGTTGTTGATGGCGTTGTTGTAGGCGGAGTTATAAGCATCTGCTGCAGCGCCGATGCCGTTCTTCAGGTTGGCCAGCGCTGCCGCTGCGCCTTCGATTTTTGCGACCAGATCATTGATCCAGTCCACCACCGTGCCGATGGCGTTCTGTGCGATCTTTTTTACAGACGCAAATGCGGAGTTGACGGCATTGCGGAAGGTCTCGCTGGTCTTGTAGGCCGTCACGAGGCCTGCCGCCAGAGCCGCCAGAGCCGCCACTACAAGGCCGATGGGGTTCGCCTTGAGAACCGCGTTCAAACCTGCCTGCGCGACTGCAAGACCGGTCGCCCCGGCTTCGGCGGCTTTGTGGGCAGCGGTCATTGCCGTGGTTGCGGCAGTGTGAACCACTTCAATTGCAGTAGCGGCAGCCACATAGCCCTTGTAGGTCAGAAACGCCGTACCGGCAGCGGCAACAACAGCGGTGGCAATGCCGATGGTCTCCTTGAGCTGGGCCATCTTCTCGTCGCTGTCGAGAAAGGAGACCACCACCTCGTTCAGCTTGACAACCAAATCACCCAGAGCCGCAAACAGGCCGCTGGTCAGCTCACCGGTCAGGGCGCTGACATTATCCTTCAGGGTGGACATGCGCCCGCTGAAGGTCTGGCTGGCTTCCAGCATACCGCCGTAGAACTGCCCGCCCTGACTGGTGGCGGCTTCCACAGCCGCTTCCAGCTCGCTGAAGCTGACCTTGCCATCCGAGATGCGCTTGTACAGGTCGGACATGCTCTCGCCGGTGGCGTCGCAGATCTGGTTCAGCGGGTTAAAGCCCGCATCGATCATCATGTTGACGTTTTCCAGCGTGACCTTCTGGGCCGAGGACATCTTGCCGTAGGCGCGGGTCAGGGTCTGCAGCTTTTCGGCGTTGCCCAGCGAGATATCGCCCAGCCGCTGCAGCACGCCGGTGGTGTCGTCTGCCGCAATGCCGAACTGCAAAAGGGTCTGGGTGCCGCTGGTCAGGTCATCCAACGAGAAAGGCGTGGACGCCGCCATTTTGCGGATCTCGGAAAGTTTTGCTGCGGCGGCCTCCTCGCTGCCCAGCATGACCTTGAAGTTGGTCAGGTAGCTTTCCATGGTGGCGTTGTAGTCCACGCCGCTCTTGACCACCTCGGCCAGCTTGGACGATGCCTGTTTTGCAAAGTCCGCGATCATCTGCCCGGCGGCTATCGTCCACTTACTGGTGCTTTTTTCTGCCGGGTCGCTGTTCAGCCTTACTTCGCCGGTGATGCTGAAATCTGCCACTGTGTCCACCTCTCTCCATTCAAAAGGGCGCGGGCACAAGGGCACAGGCTTAAAGTTTTATCTCGATTTCCCGCTTACAGGCGGGATTTTTGCATTTGACCCACACACCGGCAGCTGTGGCGTGCGGCTCTGCCCACACCGGCAGCGCCCGGCCGCAGTAGGGGCAGGGCACCGGGGCGCGGCTAATGCCGGAACCGTGCGAGGAACGCGGCATCGTGCTCTTCGACCGAAACGACACGGGCGGCACCCCCTCTCAGCTCAGCAGGCAGGGCAAAGCGCTCCTGCAGGTCGGCATAGTGGGCACGCATACTGCCCTCGTACTCGGACAGGTCCATGGTGCGCCAGCTCATGATTTTGGCCATGAGGGTCTCCTCCGGCAGGGCCGCGAACAGCGCCCGGAACCGGAACCAGTGCACCCGCTCCCGGGTCAGGTCGATGCCGTAGGCCTGCTGGAACGCCGCCACGATGTACCCGGCATCACACTGGTAGTCGAAGGCAAGACCGGAAGAGGGCGCGGTACTGCTTTCAGCTGCGGCGCTTTCGGCTGCTTTTTCGCCCGCCTTATAAAACTCGATCATGTACCCGTAGGCGTCGATGATCTTCTGAGGGTTGTTCAGAAAACAGTGTGGGTCTTTGTAAAAACGCCAGAGGGCGCTGACCGCAAAACCGATGGGATCATCTCCTGTCTGGCCGCGCACGTAGGTATTGACCAGCCAGACCATGGGCCGGAAATCCGGGATGATTTCGTGTCCGTGCCACCGGGTGGGCAACTCGTCCAGCAGCAGGTCAGACATGGCGCTCGGATGCCAGCTGCAGAGCGTACTCTGCCAGCTGCTGCATGGCGTCGGGGTCATCCCGCAGGGCATTCACAGCCTGCCGGGCATCGATCAGCTGCTCGGTTTTCTGCTTTGCGGATACCTGCGCATCCACCCGCTCCACCATCCGGGCGGCAGGCGGTGCGGGATAGCTCACTGGCGGCTTGTGCCTGTTCTTTTTGGCCTGTGCCCGGCGCTGCTCCCGGTTCATGGGCTGTGCGGCTCTGGCGGCATAGCGCTGTTTCTCGGCGGCAAAGGCATTGCCCAGCTCCTCGATCACGTCATAGATGGGTGCCATGTAGTTTTCGTTAAGCCCCAGACGGTCGGATGCGCCTGCACCGAGGATCTCGTCGATGCAGTCCATGGCAATGCGTGCCTGTGCACGTGCATGGTCGCCCAGACGGACACCGCCGCGCCGGAACTGTTCCGACTCCTCGGCGCTCCGGCGCTGCATCCGCTCGTTGGCATCCTCAAAGCGATCGAGGTCGTTGGCGTTCATCAGGGAAAAATCAAATTTCTGTCCACAAATATTCATGTCCTGGCTCCTTTCGTTGGGCCGTGCCCCGGTTCTGCCCCGGGAAGAACTGTTTTCACGGCATAAAAAATCCCCGTTCCGGGCGGAGCGGGGAAAGCGCGGGAGGAAGATCAGCCGGCGGCTGCGGTCGTATAGTCGAATGCGTCCGGCAAGCCGATGCCCTTGACGTCACAGGCAAAGGTGGCCGGAGAACCGGCTGCGCCGCCTGCGTCCGAGGTGACGATGAGACTGCAAGAGCCCTTCTCGCCCTTGCCGGTGCGCAGGCTGAAGTAGATGTACGGCACAATGACATCGCTGCCGGTGCCGAATACGATCTTGCGGGACAGCAGGAAGTCCTGAAACGCATCGCCCACGCAGCGGTTGCCGTTCACCGACAGGGTGCGCTGCACAGCGCTCTTGGTGTCGGTGGGGCCGCTGCGGATGAAGGTGTCGGAGGTGGTGGATGTGTTCAGGGCGCCGGAGTGCTCCTTGACGTGGTCGGCGCAGACGATCCACGCGGATTCCTTGTCCTGGCTGGTCTCGGTCTGGATGGCGAATACAAAATCGTCTGCCGTCTCGATGCCGGTGTAGGACGCGCTGGGCGTGATGCCGGACTTGGTAATGGCTTCGGATACGGTCATATCAAAACTCCTTTCATTTTGGCATGTAGCTCCTTTCATTTTGGCATGTAGTAGGTCAGGCGCATTTGCAGCTGCATCTTACAGCTGCCCGCGCTGTTTGTGACGATGTAGCCGCCGCTCGTCACGGCAATGCCGGTAGGCATCTTGCCCCCGCCGCAGGCCGAGAGGTCGGGCAAGTTGTGCCGGGCGTCCTGCCGCATGACCCACTCGGTGAGCTGCTCAAAAAAGCCGCTGTTCTGGATGCTGACGGCGTCCACCTCGCTGTACTCCCGGCGAGACAGAAAGAGGTAATTCTTCGCCATTTCCCAGCCGGAGATGTACTCGGTGATGATGGGATCACCGGGGCTGTCCTCGATGGAAAAGGCGGTGGATTCTTCTTCCAGCCCGGCAATGCGGAATGCTGCACCGGTGGCTTCCTGCTCGTCGGCGATCAGCGGGCAGGTCTTGAGCCATGCCCGCAGGGCGGCAATGGTGGGTTTGACAGTCTCGCTCATAAGTGACCCATCCCTCCCCAGAATGTGGTGACGGCCTGTGTGGCAATGTAGGCAATGGCTTCACCGTAATCGGCCAGAGCACGCTGTCCCCAGTAAGAGCCGCGCAGGCCATTTTCACCGTGCAGGCATTCGCCTTCAGGGTGAAGATAGAACTGCTTGCGTGCATAAGGCGTGTCATAGACCAGCAAGCCTTCGTCAAACTTGCTGGCTTGATTCACTCTGTTTTTCAATATGCCGGTATCGAAGGGCACGTACGGGTCGATGAGAGCGGCGGCCTTCTGCGCGGTGGCGAACTGTGCTTTCTGCAAAGCAGCGGTTTTCTCTGCGCCGAAATTTGTCCGCCAGTCCAGAGACATCTGCACACCGTCTGCCCGGAAGTGATATCCGGCAGGCTGCTCAAAAATGGGCTTGCTCACAGTCTCAGCTCCCTTCCACGTGCCAGTGGGGCAGCAGCGGCTCCCGGTTATCCGAGACAGCCGCCGCCGTGCAGCACAGGTGCGTTTTTTCGAGTTTGGCGTACTCGGCTTCGGTCAAGGCAGGCACCGCGCCCTGCACCAGCTTCCAGCCGCGTTTCAGGGTCCAGTGCTTGGCCTTTTCCGCCGCAGACAGCGCCGCCCACTGAGCGTAGGGCAGATAGCCTGCCGTGCACACGCTGGCCGGGATGCGGATGTGGGTGGTGCGCTCCGGGTCCTTGGCGGCGCCGGAGCCGGAGGTGGAGCGGCATTCCCGCCAGCTGCACCCGGGGAACACCCAGCACACCGGCCTGTCAGTCTCGGTGGCGGTGTCATGGATGAGGTTCACCACAGTAATGGCTGTCTGCATCATAAAATCCCCCTGTACAGCAGATCGTGCGGGTCACTGCCCAGCGCGGTGCGGATGATCTCATAGGCTTCCTGCCGGGCGGAGGCGGTCACACTGGCATTGCTGCCAAAGGTGACGCTGTAGCCGTCGTTGGAGACGCTGGCAGCGCCCGGCACAGCACCCGCCGCAGACGCAGCGGCCAGCAGGCCGATGATCTGCCCGCAGGCGTCCGCCAATGCTTCCCGGCAGGCCTCGCACCCGGCGGCGTGGCTCTCGGCCCGGCCAAAGGTGGCGGCATCGATCATGCGGGAAGCCCGGCTGCACAGCACACCGAAAGCCGTCTCCGGCACGGTGCCGCCTGCCGCCGCATACTGGTCATAGGTGCAGTAGAGCATGGATCAGACCTCCTCAGGCGTGGCTCTTGACGAGGACGGTCTTGGCCTTGGTGACCTTGTGGGCGTAGATCTTGCGGCCCTGCACAGCACAGGCACCGATGAAGGTGCCGCTGCCCTTCAGATCGTTCACGGCCACCGGCTCGCTCCATTCCTCGATGCGGGTGAACCAGTTGGGGTGGCCCGCGATAAAGTCCACCTTCTCGCCGAGGGTGGTATCCTCAAAGACGGTAAAGCCTGCCACGCGGCCCACCGCGCCGGTCTGCACCACGGCGTCGCCCAGAGCAGACGCCTTGATGAACTCCGGGCTCTTCAGCAGCAGGGCATAGGTCTCAGGGGAGACCAGCAGCCAACGGCCATCCGTGGGCACATGGGTCTCGGACAGCTTGGTGCGGGCGTCCACGATGGTGTCATAGATGTTGGCCTTGGTCAGGGCAGCAGTGCTGTCCATGGCGGTGCCGCCGGTTACCAGCTCGGCAGAAGCGTCGGTCTCCATCTGCAGGGCCAGCGAGTAACCGGCGCTGTCCAGACGGTCGGCCACCAGATGGCCGGGCACGCTCTCGGCGTCAAAGCCGTCGATCAGCTCGTTCACAGCCTTGTCCTTGTCGATGTTCACGGTCAGGAAGCTGGTGTCGCCGTGGGTCATAGCGGTGCCGGTCTTCTTGTTGTAGTCGGCCACCGTCACCTCGGTGTCGCGGACAGGCACCTTGACAGCACCGGCCTTGGGGCTGCCTTCGTAACGGTTGTTGCAGATGACG